ATGCCGCTTTTTCTTCAAGGTCGAAATAGACGGGATAATCGAACTGCTTACCCTTGATGGTGTTGATACAGGTCTGCGCCTCCGCGATAGCTCCGTCCGTAGTAGTGGCGTAGCTGTACCAGTAGCAGCCAACGCCCAGCCCCGCCGCTTTCGCGCCCTTGTAATGCTTCTCAAACAGTTCGTCTTTCTGATAGCTGTACTTACCGAAACCCGCACGCAGGATAACAAAGTCATACCCCGCCTTCTTGAGTTTCGCGTAATCAATCGTTCCGCTGTTTGCGTAGGATAAGTCCACGCCCTTAACTGTTGCCATTGTTTATATCCTCCTGTTCTAAGTATTCTTCTACAGGTATAGGCTCGTCAGTTTCCGTATATGTGTATTTGCAAGGGTACACATCCACCGCCTCTGCGTACTCATTGCCTGTCTCGTTCTGCCGTATCATCATTCCCGCATCGGAATAATGTTTTATCCGGTCTGTTCTTCCGTTATGCGGATAATCTATCTGTAACATTTAAACTCCTTCAAATATAACGTAAGCTGATTCGCTTGTGTCCGTTGGTATGTCGCACCAGTTCGTGGCAGAAATCCACTCATCGTACAACGCTGACGGAATCCGAATTACTGTTCCATCGCCGTAACCAATAGTGTTAGCCGCTGTAAGTTTTGGTACAGCCGTACAATTGCTGAAATCGTACAGTTCCATTGTTGACGGAAAAATTGCGGGAAAAATGGTTCCCACATTGCCACGGCAAATACATTGTTTGAGTTTTGTGCCGTCGAAAAGATAATATCCAATATTACAGTCGCACTTGTACTCAATATACTCAAGATTTGCACACCCACGACAAAAATAGTCGCCTATACTTGTCACTGTTGACGGAATGACAAAACGTTCAACGGGGGTATTTGAAAAAAGCTGATACCCAATTGATGTTGTGCCTTCACCAACTTCAATCGTTGTAAGTTGAGAGCCAACATATTCCGAATACAAGAATCTATATCCCGTATCCGTATAGCCGTCAGTCGGGAAGAACCTCGCCCTTGTGGGGCGCACATTAGCACCGGTTCCCGTAGGCAAATCGAATACCCATCCGGTGGGCTTTGCCTCAACAGCAATATCAGCCTTGGCATACTCCGAAATATCAACATTGGTCTGATTCTCTGTTATCGTGACTTTGCCCGTCGGCTTGATATATCCCGGCGGTATTGGCACATTCACATTTACGCTCGCCTTTTCGGTCACGTCTATCCCGTTCTCATTCTCCGTAATATCAAGCGAGCCGGATGGAACAATGTACTGCGGCGGGATAGCGTCAACGATCACACCCTCAAGACCGTCATATCCACTGTCAGGCAGGACGGTCTGTTCCTGTTCCGTCGGCGTTACATTCTTGCTCTGCAATTTCGGCTGAACAGTCACTCGTGCTGTGCCGTACCTGCGTACATCGTGGTCGCCGTTGGAGTCGATCTCCTTGACCGCCGTCGGGTCGGGAATCGCGCCGACATTCACCCTGCTGAGCGTCATACCCGCGTCAGGAAGCACCGTCTGCGGCTCGTACAGTGGCGTTACATCCTTAACCTGTTCGGGCTTTATCGCTGCCTCCACATATCGCAGTGATACGGGCGACGGCTCCGTTACGTGCAGTTCAATCATCGGTCAGCACCCTCTTTAGGATATTCCGCTCTGCTGATACCTTCGCCACCTCTGAGGCGTGTCTCTGACCGCTCCCGTCGAAGTAGTTGAGTTGTATCGAGACATCCCCTTCGCGGAAAAGAGCGGTTTGCGCCTGAGTGAGTACCAACGAGAAGTTTGAAGCGTCAAAGATATTCAGCTCCGTCACGTCAACGACCGTTTCGCCCTGCCGGAACGTGACGTGCGGATTACTGATCGCCGTCATATCTACGCCGTCAATCGTGAAGGTTATCGGAGCGTCGGTATACTGTTTCATTCTTTGCCTCCGCTGTCTGCCAGTCCCTCGCCTATCATGTACGCGACGAGGGACGCGCCTGCCATTATAAGCCCCGTGACTGTCTGAGCGGTCTCAGCGTTCTTGCCTAATGCAATAACAAGCATTGAGACAAACCCCGCGACTGCCGCCCAGAATTTACGGGATGTGAGTTTGCGTTTCCAGTCCATGTTTAATCCCCCATTTTGCTTGCAATTTCGTGTGCGAGCATCCACTGACCAGCGTCCGTTGGATGTATTGTATCTTTCAGCCAGTTCTCTGCATTTCCGGAATTGATAAAACCTTGCGAAAGTTCATCAATAAACATTATTCCGTATTTATCGCACCAATATTTAATCATATCAGCCACGTCCTGCAATGTGCCAGGATTTGCCCGATATGTCTCTCTGCTCCATGCGGTAGCTTCAGTACCTCGTGCTGTTGAATTGAGCGGTGAAATAACAATTATCTTTGCATTATAATATTCCTCGGAAAGATACCGTAGAACATACCGAATGGCTCCGGATATCGTTCCATCATTCTCCGCTGAATCTGTGCTTCCCAGTGTCTCGTTGCTCAAGTAATCATTTATGCCGAGCATTATTGTAACAAGGTTGATTTGTGTTTTGTCGCCCGTGAACATTGCGAGCATATCAGCCATGGTCTCGCCGTTGTTGCCCGTGTTGATCCATCCTATACCGCGAACTCCGCAATTCGTAAATTCTAATATATCCTTACGCAAATACATTGCCGTGCGATATACATAACTTCTTGTTGGTCCGTTACCCGTTGTTCCTTCATCGGTTGAATAGGAACCGTGAGTAATTGAATCGCCAAATGCGACCCATTTCTTACCAGTAACTTTATCCGATACGCCAAATCGAGACCAATTTCCAGAACCAACTTTTTGGAACGCTCGATTTGAACCCGCCAACTCAATGAGGATTTTACAAATATTCTCATATCCTCCATATGGCAGATTCACAAGGAAACCGCCTTCGAAATTAGAAACGGGCATATCGGTTATCGCTGCGGTTATTTCGTGCGTGAAGGCTGGAACAGAATATACGCCGATTTTATTGTTACTTGCCAGCGTGGTTCCCGATATAATACCGAGATTGTCAACTCCTGCCCCGGCCTTCTTGAAAATCTGCACATATCCACCGTTCAGCTTGCTGATGTCATCGTCAGATATGGCGTGATTGTCAAGTCTTTTCACTGCGATAAAAACCGTTTCGCCATTATAGTTCAAGTCAATGCTTCCGGTGTCATTCCATACATTCGGAGAATACAATAGTGTGAAATCGCTGATTGATTCTATGTAATAATAATTGACGCGATATATTTCTGCGTCGAAATATATCTTGCTATGCCGTGTTATTCCAGTTGCAATATAATAAGCTCGTCCGGTATTTGGCTCCACTCCGGTCTGAGAGTAAGCTCCCTGCGCGAAAGCCGTTACATATCGTTCGTATCCGGATAATACAGCATTATTCTTCAGATTCTCACCCACCGCTTTCGCATCAGCCGCCTGCCCTTCCTGTGTCAAGGTATCATCAATGAGCGCACCCCACTGATTAACAGCGTCGTATACGGAATCCGCGACGTCAACAAGCCCCTGCCTGACATCCTTGCCGTAGATAGCGTCTTTGAACGCGGTTCTCGCGTTCCTGATTGCCTGTAATATTTCTGCTTTGGTTGCCATACTATACCCCCATTATAAGTATATTCAGCGTTGCGCTTGCGAAAGCGGTTGCCGAATTGATTGTGACCGTCAAAACTCCGTTTGATATGCTTCCCGTATATATTGCCAAATGGTCGCCCGTAATTATTATCATGCCGCCTGTCGGTGCGCCTGTTGGCAGGTTAATAGTTGTCGTTGCCTCGTCGTTTGTAAACGTCAGATTGCTGACCGCTGTAGTCGCCCACGCTTCCTTTTTTGTGCTGTGCCACGTCCTGACCGTCCAATCACCTAACGTTGTAGTCTCTTCGACAAAATCCGTCATTCCTTCGACGGAATCCTCAAGCGTTTCTATCTTGCTGAGAAGTTCGGCTGCCTGCGCCGCCGTGTTTACCGCGAGCTTCGCGACAGCATTGACCGACCTGTTTGTGCTTGCTGTCTCTCCTGTCAGCCCCTTTGTGATCGCGCCGAATGTGTAAACGTTGCGCTCCGGCTGGAGCGGGTATTCTTCTAACCTTACCAACAGGACTTTATCAGACTGCGCCGTGTAACCGTGCGCCGGTGAGATCAAACGGTATTTCTTCCCGATGTCGAACGGCTGTGATCCGTCGAAGTTCGCCATATCAATAGCGTTGATCTCAAGTGTCGGAGCAAAGGTCACACCCTGCGCGAGGTCCGCTCGGGCCGCTGCATCCAACGCGGCGACGGTCGTACATTCATCGTAGTTCTTGACTGTCTCAATCAGTCCGTACTGTTGCAGGACCGTGGGATCGGCTGTGACTATCGCGACCGGTGGCGGCGTGTCCTCGCTTGCGGCCGGTGTTTCTGCGACCTCATCAGACCCCGGTGACGGCACATCATTGCCGCCACTGCTCTCCGGCTTCGACCCGATTGCTATGATACGCGTGTATAACGGCGAATAATCGCTGTCAGTCTTGTAGTCGAGTAAATTCTTGCCGTAAACAACAGACTGCGCTCCGTCGCCCTCGTCGTCAACGTAATCAAGATAATTGACGCCGTTTTCATATCTCGGAATGAGATACCCTCCGTATTGGTTCACGAGCCATTCTGTCAGCTCGTCAAACGCCGTCGGGTAATCCTCATTACCCTTATCCTGACTCTCGCCGGATACCGTGACGCGCCCTCTCGTGAACGTCTTCCAATCGCTTATTCCGTCGAGGCGCTCGTTGTATTTATCAAGTATTTCTTGTAGATACTCCTGTGGGTTGTAATTACCCTTGTACGGATGGATCGTGATATCCCGGAGATACGCCAGCTCGCCTTCGCAGTATATTCGCAGGCTCTTGTTGAAGTCCATCCCCTTTGTGATCAGCCGCCCGCGGAATCTCCGCACGCCGTTCACCCAGAGCGTGATCTCCTTTGTTCCGACCTGCAATAAGCTTTTCCGGATGTTGATATCCGGCACGATCATCTCCAGCGTGTCCGCTTGGTTCAGCTCTTTTCGGAGTGTGATATCCTGAACGACGTATTTAAGGTGCTGCAGCGTCGAAGAAAATAACAGATCGTCCCCGACCTTAATAGTGACCATTACAACAGCCCCCTTCTGTGGCTGATTGAAAGTGTTCCGGCCCCGTTGAAGGTTAGCTCCACCGGCTTGCGCCTCAACAGCAGATCGGGAGTGTTCTCGACGTTGCTCCCGTGCTGGAGTGAAACCGTCTTAGTAGCCCCGGTGATATCCTTGTAGGATACCGTCACGCTGTCGTCCGCGCTGTCGAGGATGATATCCGGTACTTCGGAGTTGTGACCGGCGTGCAAAGTAACTTTTTTTGCCGTCCCCGATACGACCGTGATGTTGCCGTATTCCTCTATCACGCCGTCTATGAATGAGAACGGATCCCACAGCCAGTCCTCGGAAGAGTCTGTAAACGCCCATTTGAACGGCTGAAGCGTTCCCGTGACAGTCAGAAACATTTCTTCTTTTTTATCGTCGTACTCCGGTTCCTCGACGTTGAAACGCCCTTCATAGTAACCTGTCGGGTCCTCATCAAGTATGATCTGCAGCCGCTGACCGTGGATCGCCGCGAGAACATCGTGATATACAGCGTCCCATTCCGCGCGGTTCCCGATATGGACGTATTCTGCCTCGAACTCGCGCAGTCTGTAATGAACGACGCCGTCCAGTGCCTCGGTCGGGTCTATCCCTCCGTCCATTCCGGGGACGTCGATGATCCCGTCCGACTGTACCTCCGGCGCGGTTATGACCGGCTTCTTATGCGGCAGCAGACCGAACGAACGGAACGAATGGTCGATAGCCTTTATCCCTTTTATCGGTCTTGTACCCGTGGCGGACGTCTCGAAGCCGAAAGTCACGCCCAGGTTATCCTCGAAGTATGTCATGCGCCTGCCCTCTCTCTCACTCTGTAAAGCTGTCCGAGCTGGCTGTCAATCTCCGGAAGTAAGGCCCCGACCGTCGCCCCGTTGTTCATAACGACTTGCATATTGGCAAGCTGAGGTAGATACAGCTGCAGGATCGCTGTAAGCTGGTCGAGCTTACGGTCGGTCGCGTTGGCCTGCGCCCTGCCGCTCGACACCTTGGAGTACGTGATCGCCGGCCGCTCGAAGTCAAAAGAGCGCTCGACCTGATCTCTGACTATGCCGGTGTTATCCTTGATCCCCTGCGCGAACAGTTTCATCATGTCCGGCGCGTAGGTATGGAAGTTTGACAGCGGTCCCTCCTTCGGCTCGGAGAATCCTGTGTTGTTCTGTATCGCTTGCGCCATCCGCGTGATTGCTCCGTTCTCGCCGGTCAACCTTGCCATGTTATTCTCAATGCCGGACGCGAAGTTTTCAACAAGGTCGTGTCCCCACTGGTTGGCGTCAGTTGTTGTAAGCGTGGTGAATGTGGTGCGGATATTCGTCGCAAGAGTGGTGACGTTGGTGTTGATCTGTTGCAGATACGTGTTGATCTGACCGGGAACCGGCTGCCAAGCATTGACGGCCTGTTTCGCCATCTGGTCGAACTGTTGCTTGACAAATCTGTGAAGATCGCGGACCGCCTGCTTTATCATCTCAAATATCGCCTTGAGCTGTGGCGGGAGCTGTGAAAATGAGTTTGTGATCGAGGTCACCGTCTCGGACGCGCTCTCTGACATAGATCCCCATTCAACCGACTGTATTCCGGCGTTGATATTCTCGCCGACACCGGTCCCCACCGATGAAAATGAATCCGTTACGGCGGTCGCCGCCGTCTGCGCGGAGGTTGATATTCCCGTGAATGCGGTCTGAGCGTTGGTTCCGAGCTGAGTGAAGTTCGCCGCTGTGCTGATTGACGAGAACGATGAAGATACCGAGCTTGCCGTCTGCGAAGCCGCGGAGGATATGCTCGACATTGAGCTTGCCGCCTGCTGTGTTTTGTTTTGCAGACCGGAGAAGTCTACGCTCTCGGACGCGTCCGCTTTGTCGCCGCCCTTGAATATGGATTTTATCCCTTCCCACGCTGACCTTGCGAGTTCTTTTCCCGCCTCTAACAGCTGCGGACCATTATCAATAAATGCTTGAACAATCGCGCTGATTAGTTCTGGGATCTTTGATATAAGTTCTGGTAACGCTTGAACAAGACCCGTCGCAAGCTGAATCATCAGCTGCAGACCTCCGACGATCAGTTGCGGAGCCAACGCTATGAACCCGTCTACAAGTACACCAACGATCTGGATTGCGGAGTCAATGAGCATCGGTCCGTTGCTGATTAACGCTCCCGCCAGCGACTGAACGAGCGACACCGCGCCCTGAACAATTTGCGGAGCAACGGCTATGACCGCCGTCCCGATGCCGGAAAGAACACTCGTGATCTTTGGCAGCATTGAACCAAACGTCGAAACGATATTAGACACGCCTCCGGTGAGCTGTTCCTCCGCGCCTTTTTCGCCGGCTATTAACGACGTGAACCCGGCAAGAACATCGTTGAAGCCGGGTAATAATGCTGCTGTAAATCCGCGTTTGACGCCGTCTATCGCGGTCGTCAAGTCCTGCATATTGTCCTGAAACGCCGCGGAAGCTTTGACCGCGTCATCGGACATAACGCCGCCCAATTCATGGACGCGCTGCTTCATTTTTTCTGTGTCTTCCGCTGAGGTATTCAACAGCGCCCCGAGTTCAGTTGCTCCACGCCCCAAAAGCTGACCGGCGAGATATGTCCGCTCGGTCTCGTTATCAACGTTTTGCAGCGCGGAAATCGTCGCAGAGAACAGCTGTTCCTGATTCATTCCGGCGATCTGCTCTTGCGTGATACCAAGCCTGCCGAATGCTTCATTATTGTTCTCGGCAGCATTGGCAAGCGTCTTCATTCCTGCCTTGAGCGTTTCCATTGAGGTTCCGCTATGCTGCATAACGGCGTCCCACTCTTGGTACGCCTGTGCGGACATCCCCATTTTCTGGGACATCTTATCTATGTTATCACCGTACTGAGCTGTCGCGCTGACGGTCTTTGTCAGTTCAGTAGCCGCACCGACAGCAGCCCCGGCCATAGCCGCGACGCCGGCGGCTCCGACCTTTGCGGCGGTTCCGAGTCCGCTCTTGAGCTTGCTGCCGAATGACGACGCCTTGCTTTCGGCTTTGTCAACCCCTTTTTCATATTCGCTGGAGTCAAGCGTCAGCTTTGCTACCAAATCGAATAGGTTCGCCATCAGCTTCCCTCCTTATTACCTGCCACATATCGTGGACAATCTCGACACAGCTCCGCGTATCTTCTTCCGGTTCCTCTGCCGGATGGATCAGATCTTCAAACCGCGTCGGATAATACGCCCCGTGTTCGCCTACAAAGTAAGCGGTATTCTGTCCGATGATCCGGACGTTATCAGCAATATAAAAGCGGTACGCCCGCAGAGCGCTTTCCGTCCGTGCCCTCGCCACAACGTACCGCATGAAATGACTTAGTGTTCGTCGACCTCTGTACTCTCCGTAGCAGAGCCAGACGAGGTCCCTTCCGCTTTCTGACTCTGCGAGTTGAAAAGCCCCACAAACTCCGGACTGGTGAATATCTGCGTAAGCTCCATAGCTATTGCGAACGTGCCTGTATTGGCAAGATATTCGTCAACCGTGACCCCGTCTTTTGACTGGAGCCTTGCGAGGATTTTGAGTGCTTCCGCCCGGTGATTGCGCAACGCCGGTTCGACGTAGCTTATAACAGGCTTGCCGCTTTTCTGCAGTTCCTGTATCTCCGGATCAGCGGCAAGGATGAAATAATCCTCTGCCAGCTCCATGCAGACTTCGAGCTTTTCTTCCCCTGTGAAGTTATACATAGGTCAAATTCCTTTCTGTTACGCTGCCTTCGGAATATGGTAGAACTCCATCGGCATATCTTCCTGATGATCGGCGGTCACATATCCGGTCAGAGTGATCTCATTCGTGCCCTTGCCGTTCTTGGTGGACTGAATATTCAGGCCGCCGGTGGATACCGCGTTCTTGAGGAGCACGACGAATATACCGCCGTCAGCCATCGGAAACGCCGCGTAAATGTCCTGCGCGTCAGACATTTCGACGTCCGCTCGCGGGACGATCCTCTTTGTGCCGGTAGGCGCGCCCGTAGGAGTTGTGCCTTCGTCTGCCGCGCTCAAAGCCCATTTGGTGTTGTCAGCATTGAACTTGATCGAGGTAAAAGACATCTCGCAGTTCCAGCCGGTCAGCTTGAGGAAGTCAAGCATATTGTTTGGGACGTTGTCCACGTCCTCGCCCAGATCCTCATACTGAGGCTCGCACTTCACATTGATGCCGCCCGTCGTGGTCGCTATGATTTTCGCGTCAGCCGGCTCCGTGTAAGGTGCGGCGAAATCAAATTCCGTGAGCAGCACGCCCGCGTCGAGCTGCATCTGCTCAAAGGCGTCCGCCGTTACCTTCTTGTAAGGATTAGTAGCCATATAAGCTCCTTTCGCCTTAATAGGCTGTCAGATATTCGGCATATATATTGAGCCGAATCCTTCTTATCGTATCGTCGTCATCCGCCATATCCGTTGCGAATGGTCGCGCTTTTCGGATTTTCAGAAATCCGCCGTCAATGGGTATTTCAGGAGGGAATTGAGTTTCGATGTGCTCGGCGATTTCTTCCGCTTTCGCGTGGATTTCCGTCCAGCTTGTAGATCTCTGCCAAAGAGATGCCGATAACAGGATATCCTCACCGAGGCTGTCCGTTGCCGCTTCATAAGTGATATAATGCCCTCCGCTTCTTTCCATCGCGTCATCCGGGACGGTGTTCTCGTTGTACGCAGTCCAGCCGAACAACGACCAGAAGTAGTGAAGTCCTTGATATTTATTCATTCGGCAATACGTATTCCTCCGCCCTGTTCCCCCGGATATCAAGCAGAGACGTCGAAGGGGGAGCGAACTCATCATCGGTTACTATTCTGTAAACTTTACCGTCCGACACACGGCGAAAAACCGTGTGATATGGCAGCCGGGTGTTTTTGTGCGTTGTTACGGAATAATTACCGCGGACGCCCTGCGCCTGAGCTATCAGCATTTCGGTTGTATCATCCAGCGTGACCGCCGCCATAAAGCGCAGGCCCGGAGTCCAGACCGTTATTTGACCGCCTTCGCCGTCGCCCTCAATGTTTTTGTTAAGAACTTCGTATTCCTGATATTCATTGAGTTCGGAAATAAGGTCAGGTATCATATCTTCCTCCAGGCTGACAATCTATCTGCGAACGCTGTTTTCCAGCTCGCCGCGGCGTCGCTTGCCGTTCCCTTCGATCGGGAATAAGAGCCGCGTGAATAGCTCTCAGACTGCCACGGTGTTGCGACGCTTGCGCCGAATTTATTCTGCCATTCATCTATTTCATCCGCGAGAGCGGCGACGGCGGGAGGCACCGCAAGCCCCCACACCGCGCCGCTGAATCTCTCGTCTGAAAGGAATGCCGGATATTTCCATACTCCATCGTTAAGCGCGGAGCCGATGATCCTGAAATACTGCCCCGGCAGGATAGTCATCGTGCCGCCGGAATAATCAAGCTGAAGCTCCCCGCCGGAGATCGTGAAATCCCCGGTGTATTTGGACTTAATAAACCAGTTTCTCAAATATTGGAGCAATTCAGTAATCATGATTATTCAGTAATAAGCTGCCACGTGTCTGTCTCTCTGGCTTTCCCGATCAGCCCGTTCTGGATGAAGCCGGACTGACCATAAGATAATGCCGTAAATAATGCGGTCGTTGAGTCTGCGTAAATTAGCGGAACATACGCATACCCGCCTTCCTGTGGGAGTTTCCCACGCACTGGTGTCCCGGCCTGCGCCGCTGCGATTATTTCCGCGACGGTTACGTCAGCCGTTACGGTGTCGTTGTCAACCGTAAACGTAACCAAGAGCTCCCCGCCGCCGCCGCTTTCAATAATGTCCATTAACGCGCTAAGCGTCTCACCGGATATGTTTTCGCCAAGAGCTTTCAGACTGTCCCACAGTGTTTTTTTAATGGTGTCAATACAGACAGTTTCCTCGTTTGCTGCCATATTGCCACTATTAACCCTTTGAGATGATCCTTGCAATCGGGATCGCCTTGCTATCATAGTAGCCGGTTCCGGCGGTGTCTTTAACCGGCGCCCAGCGCGCTGCCGTTTCGAGCTGCGCGTTCGTCGGGCTGATAATCGCGGTAGTAGGCTGCACGAAACTAAAGCCGTGAGGCGCGAACAGTTTTCTCTGTCTCGTGTAGAGGGTGTCCATACCGCCGTTTGTGGCCGGATCGCGGTCTACCTCATTCGGCACCTTCGCTCCGCAGTCGCAGTAGTCTATGGCGCCCTGACCGAGTATGTAGGTGGTGTAGGTAGTGACCGGCGTTTCGCCGCTGGTATCGGTCTCGCTGGTTCCTTCGTCGTCAATAAGGACGGTGCGGCCGTTCCAAGTCGCAAGCGCTGTGGCCCTCTGGAAGCCGTTTTCATCGCTCTTGGCGTATTCGAGTACCTGAAGGTTCTCAAGGTTTGTCGCTACGGCCGAGTTCATGATCGCCATCGCAAAGATGTTTTTGTTTGCGCCGGCGGCTTTCTGCATAGCGTTGTTCAGTGTGGTCGCGCCCACGTTCGCGGCTGTTCCGGTCTCTCCGCTGATGTCCAGCGTATGATCCGCGCTGAAGTTATTGGTCGTGACGCCGAAAATGCCTTTGAGGATAGAAAGGATGGTCGCCTGATCGACGTCATCCCAGTAGTCGCCTACCTGCGCCGCGATATCCGCCATAAAGTCATGGCCGCCGGTGATGTCGTAACTGAAGTCGCGCTCCGTCCACGCTTTAGCTCTGCCGACAACTATCATCGACTGAAGATAAGTGCCGAGCGAAGTCGCCGTGATGTTGGTGCTGCCGTCGTAGTTAAGCGGAGTGCCGCCAATCCTGCCTACCATCGGCACGGAAATAAAGTTGCCGCCGGTCTGATCGGCCAGCATATTCTTCAGGTCGCTTCTGGTGCGCAGAACACCGGACTTGAGAAAGGCGTTCTGCTTTACGCGCGGGACCGTTTCAAGATATTTGCCGAATACTTCGGCGTTGAAATATTTGCTGTCAAATATACCTGCCATAATATAGCCTCCTGTGCTATCGTTTGAGCCACTCTTTAACAGAGGCGTCATTCGGGTTTTCATTCGCGTAACGCATCTTTTCAGCGAGGCTCATTGTCTCGAAGGCGTTCTGGGCCGCTTTCTCCGGCGGGTGAGGGATGTCTGCACCTACGGTCTTTGTCTTAGACGCAAGCCCTGCAAGCGTACCTGTGGTCAAAGCGTCCAGCGCTGTGGTGTCTTTGATCGTCTCGCCGTCAAGCTCAAGCGCGTCTATCTCCGCGGCTGCGGCTCTCATCGCTATTTCGAGGTTGTCGCCTGTAATCTTCTTCTTTTCAAAGTAGGCTCTCGCAGCCTTCGCTCTGGCCGCTTTCGCCTCTTTTTCGGCAATGGATTTCTGCAGATCGTCCAGTTCTTTTTTTGTATCTTCGTATTTCTGCTTGTATTCCTTGCCAGCTTCGGCCTTGAGCGCGTCCCGTTCCTGTTCCGCTGCCGCAAGGCTGGTTTCAAGTTCCTTAATACGGTCATCCTTTTCGGAACTGTTCTGCTGGTGGAGCGTACACAGCTCTGTCAGAACGTCTTTCGGCGGGACGTCGATTCCCGCGTTCTCAAAAATAGCCTTTACCGTTTTTCTGTTGTATTCCGTCATTTCACAAGCTCCTTTCACGTCGCCGCGTTCTCGGGCGTTAGCTTATCAAACAAAATAAAAAGAACCGAACAGAGTATTAATTAACCCCGTTCGGTTCTTAACCGAGCCCGTTCGCCCGGTCGTTTCTATTGCGTTGAGCGATCAGCCGCCGCTCTCCGCAGATAGACTGATATCGCGCCGCTTGACTTTGATTATCCGTATCCCGTTTTTGTCCCGGAACAGCTCCACGCGTTCACCGTGGTTCAAAGTCCTGTTTATAGCGGCGATTTGTTGTTCGGATAGCTGATATTGCGCTTCCATGCTCATATTATCACCATATCTTGGCTTTGTCAAGTATTTACCCCTTTTTTAATTCCGTTTCCGCTATCGCCTTGTATTCGTCAACGTTATTTACTACGGCGTTTTTCAGGAAACGGTTCGGAGCCATTTTCCTTGTTCCCTCATGAACGTAGATTGCGTATTCGACGTTGGTACCGACATACGCCGCGTCGCCCTGGACTATATGCGATATACTGTTCCTTAGATTGCCGGTGTCGATACGCGCCGGGTCGTTCTGAAGTTCCTGCTTCGCGTGGCTCTCGCACTGTATGCCTATCGCTTCAAGCGCCCGTGCGACCGCACCTTCAAGTTCTTCCTTTACCTCCGCAACGTGGGAGGTCATATCAACATCAAAACCCATAAGTCGCCCTTTTTTCGGTATTTATATCACTTTTTGCTCGTGTATTCTCTAACATAGCTTTGCCGTATCGCTTCGCCCTTTTTTTCCGGCAGGTCGATGGGATTTGACTTTTCTTTTGCTTTTTGCCACTCCTCAAATGACATACCGCCCATCTTGTCGGAGTGCGTGACTGTTTCGCCCTCAAAGCCCTTGACCCACGCCAGAAGGGTACAGCGGCAGTTCCAAATTTCACGCTGCGGTAGGTCACTTTCGCTTTTTCCTGCCTCTGCCGGATACAGGATTTCAAAACCGTCGGGAGTAATAAACGGTTCATCAACCTCTCTGCGCTGCCCGTGCATCATTCTGTGATCGTGCCGTGTTCTGTCGTCCAACGTAGCTTGCCACTCAATCGTGAGATCGACGCCCATATCCCGCGCTCGTCGGTAGGAATCATACCGCCCCGCGTTCTGGGCATTTGTCGCCATCGTCCGGGCGTTCCTTATGGCGGCTTTGCGGTTCGTTTCTCCCACCGCTACGGCAAGCCTTGTCGCGAGTTTTGGAATACTTTCGCCCTGTAATATGCCCTGCGTCATTACAGATTGCAGTTTTTGTCTGCTCCATCTTTCGGCTTTGCCCTGCGCTATCGCCTCAGATACGGTTTTTCCCGGCGGCGGCAGCATCTCCGGGTCGTCTCTCATCATCCGCTCAACGGTCTGTTTGTCGTACAGAGTCAGCGACGTGTCGATGTTCCCGCTCTGCTCGATCTGATAGATACCGTAATTATGATTGACTGCGTACACTTCCGGCATATAGCCGTCTATGGTGCTTCTGGCTATCTTGTTGGCGTTCTGATAGTCGGCGGCTATCTGCTCCTTCATTGCGGTCCACCGCTTGCCCTGCGCCATCTGCTGAGTGCGCCACTGCTTATACTGTTCCGGGGTTTTCTTGCCTTCCTCGACCCACTCCCGCCACTTCTGATCCTTGACCTCAAATCGCCGGAAGTAATCATCGAGCTTGTCCTTAACCTCCCGCTCGGCTTGCGCGTACTCCTTGGAGAGCTTGCGCTCCATTTCCTCGATAAGCTTGTCTGTCGCTTCGTGACCTGCGTCAGCCAACGTCATCACCCTCCGCCGTTATCGGCTCCGCAAACCGCTCCATAGCCTCCGCGTCCCTGCGCTTTATGATCTCTTCTGACTGATCGGCGTCGCCGATGATATCCAGTAACTTGCGAGTGGTATACTCCTCATCGGTGTACTCCGCCGCCTGTATGACGACCTGCGCTTCTTCCTGTTTGTTCACAATCATAGACCGCGTGTAGGTCGGGATATCGTCAATCTTCGCCAATTCGAGTATGCCCTCGATGAACTTTGTGATCTGATATTCGAACAGGTCCGTCTTTTCGTTCAGAGGCTCGTAGCTGGCTTTTATCTGTGTTGCGGTGTCTGCGCCTCCGGCGACGGAATACGGGTCGAATGCCATAAAGTCTGAAAATAGCTGTTTTCGCATAAAGTCCAGGCCGGCAGAGCTCGCCTCGTAGGGGATTTCGACGCGGTGTTCTTCCATGTCCTGACCCTCGCCTACTGCCACCATACGTGTAGTTATGAGCCGCTGGTATATCTCGTTGAGAGCTTCCGGATCGTCTGCTAATGCTGGCGCGCCCTTTATAATCCAATAAACCAGCTCAAAGTTGTCAATGTTGTTCAACAAACCAGACGCTAAAAGGTCGTAGCCGTCTATGCTGTCCCTGTGACCGTACATAGCAGTCTTGCGATTATGCGTTTCAAGTGGGACAATTGGGAAACCGGGGTACGCCTCTCCCGGTGCTATCTCTACTCCGGTTGTTGACGCGATGATCCGCTGAATATATGGCCGCTTCGCTGTCTTTACCTCCAGCTCGCCGTCTGTCTTGATATATTCGGTATACCCGTCCGGCTCGAACAGTATGACGCGGAGCGGTTTCTCCGGCGTCAACCGCCAAAACCTGATCCCCGCGGTCAGCCTGCCCGTTTCTTCGTCGTACAGCGGCGCAAACTCGCGTATGCTGTAATTTTCCAGGTGGTCGAAGTTCCAAAAGCCGAAAGCCTTTCCGCCATTTAAGCAATCTATAGCGATCTGCGTTACCGTGTGCTCGAAGTCCTTTCCGAGCTTTTTGAGCGTGGTGCTGTTGCTAAAGGATATGCCGTTACCCAAAAGGAACAAAACCTGCTGATTGATGAAATACGGGTAAAGGCTGCATTTAATCTTGTGGTTCGCGTGGTAAATATCGGGCACGGTCTTACCCATTATGTCCGTGATGAATTTATCGGCCTGCGTGATCGTGACGTTCATCCCGTCGTAGTATTGCTGGTTTATCTCCGCCTCCCGTACGAGCGGGTCCGTAAGGTGCTCACGGATTGCGGAAAGAATAAAATCTGTGCGGGCCTGCTCGCTCGCTCCGGCGGTCAATAGGTCTTGATATGTTTTCATATACTCCCCTTACCAAAGGTTCAGCGGCGCCCGGTCGCTTTCCTTGACGTACCACAACTCCCGAATGAGGCTTGCAAGGCTGTCCGGCGCGTCATCGTGCTCCGCGTTTTCGTTGTAATCGCATATCTGTTCAATATACGCTGGATCGGTTCCTGCGACGAAAATGACGTTGTTCCACTCCGCTTTGAGATAGCTGGTGATCTTGAGGAACTTATTCATCTTCTCATGGTATTTTATAGCACGCTCGCCTCGCCTTGTCAACTCTTTCGCGAGATACCCTTTGTCGCCGTTATCCTCACAATATATGCGCCCTACATTAAATCCTGCGCGTATCTGGGCTATTTCGGGTAGTACGTCGTCAACGTGCTTGTGCCACAGGCGACCGTAAACGTAGAACTTGCCTCCGGTTTTCTTTATGATCGTGAAGGCCGTGTAATCCTCGCCGCCGTAGGCCGCGTCTATGTGGCAGTTCTTCGCCTGATCCAATATGGACGGGTCATATCCTGTTTCCGGGTCAGTAAATATTACATCTTCAGACGCGACAAACCGCAACTCATAATTAGCTGCAAAAAGAGAATGAAGCATAGAACCTTTTAACCGTTCCAGCTCTTCATCCGTGATAATCTTCTTTATTTCCTCATTGTAGCAATCATACCGTTCCGCTGCTGGCATGATGGAAAATGCGTCGTCTTTATGCCACGGCGTGCCTGTGTTGTATATCCGTCCACCACGGTTTTTGATGTTCTGCAATTCCTGATAAACAAGCTTCGTGCGGTCTCTCTCAGCTTTGGAAACGCGGTCGTTCACGTTGACAATATCGTCCGTAAAAATGAAATCGAAATGCTTACCTGTCAGAGAAGCCCCGGTTCCGATTCCTACAAGCTGCGCCGTTCCCTTTATGTCGGTTGTTAGGTTGGTTACGATCTCCGTTACACTGGCAGAAACAAGCCGGAGGGAAACGCCGTAGATAGCCTGAACGAAATATTGAGTATGCGGGTCTTGCAGAATCTTTTGAACCTGTTTGATGACTTCCTTAACATCGGTATCGGTTTTCCGCATGAACATTGTCCGCTTGTTTGGTAGCAGAATGATAATCAGCGCAAGAGCGACGGAAACACAGGTCGTTTTGTACACGCCGCGACTGGCTTGTAAAGTATGGTCATCTTTGCCGCGCACCATATCCACCAACCAGCCGTTGTGAAGGTCGCCCAACTTTGTGAAACCGATCATGTGGGCGAAATCGGCGGGACGGGTTAAAAGGAAATCAACCGCCTGTTGACGGGTCATTTACTATAGCCTCCACTTCATCAATAACGCTTTGATCTACATCTGCGATCATAACCTTTTCAACGGGCTTTTGTCCTGCCGTGTCCCGGAGCAGCTCCCAAAACTTCGCATTGCCTTTCAACGCTTCTTTTGCGGCAAGCTGAATCATAGCTTCTGCACCTGTCAATGGATTGCCTTTTTTGTCTTTGCCGATTTCGGTTTCCATCCATAGCGTGGCAAGCTCTTTTAGTTCTTTTTTACGGCGGCGGGCTTCAACAGATGCCTTCCCACCCATCGACTGTTCTTCGGCTGTTAAGCGGTGGGCTTCTCCACCTTTTACAAGATTCTGTTCATTTGCCATTTAATCACCACTATTATTTTCATCTTCAACATAATCGGTCATATTTGGGATTTCTATTTCACCAATACGGGATGCCGCCTTTTTTGGGTCACCTTTCACGAAACATAAAACATATTGGTGAGTTCTCCCCATTTTTCGTGATGCCTGAAACGATTTACCGGCACGAATCGGCAAACTGCCTACGGGCGTAACAAAAACAAAATCGTTATAGTACCGCGCTCCTGCTTCTTCCATTGCCTGAACTGTCAAGCCTACCAAATCCCGCAAGTAACCGCGTTTGTCTCTGTAATTGCCTACGACAACACAAGCGAAGCGGTCTTCCTTAAGCATTGCGGTTGCCTTGTTTAATATGTTTTTATATGCCTCGTCAAAATCCGCATCAGCATAATTGCTTATATCTTCAGGGTCATCGCTGTATATTTCAAGATTCCCATATGGCGGACAAGTAAATAAAAAATCATACTCTCCGATTACAAGCTGGTCAATGTTTTTGCTGTCGCCACATATCCATCTTGGTTTTTCTCGTGTGCAGCATTCATCCGCATTAATTATGTTTGCGTCAATTTGTTCCTGCCTCAAATCAACGCCAGTATAATGCCGCCCACGTTCAACAGCAACTATGCCGCGAACGCTACCGCCAGCAAACGGGTCTATGATAGAATCGCCCGGTGCAGTAAACCACAGGTAAAGCGTTTCACATAAAACTGGGTCAAAAATACTTGTTCCTGTATCACTCAAACGGCTGCCCCCCCCATCACCAAAAAATCGCGCTCAAATTCTTCGTTGCTCAATTTTCTGCCGCACTCTTTTTCAGCTTTTCGCTTTTTTCTCATATAATCCGGTTCTATTGCGGCTTTGCTTTCAAATAGTGTCCCCACGATACGTTCCTTTTCGTATTTTTTCTCGTTTATCTATAAGGCCGTCCGCGTATGCCTTGCTTTTTGATACCCGTTTAATCTGCTGTTGTTCTTGAACGCTTTGCTTCGTTCCCCCCCCCGGTTGATACGAAGTTTGCCGAAGGATCGCTCCGTGAATTGAAAGTAAGTTGCCCCCCCTGCCGACTTCCGAACGGATGCCAAAATCAATCCACGCCCGTTTCCTTGCAAGCCAGTCGGGTTTATTGCCGTATATAACAGAAAAAGGCGGCACAAGATATTTTTCTGCCATATTACCTT